CATCTTTACATTGCTGTTGGGTTCATAAGGTTTGTGCTGTACACACTGTACTGCATACTGTCTGTTCTTACCATACACCTCAAAGATACCTGCAATGTCTGCACGTACAAACATGTCGGCATCCATAAACAAGGCTAGACCATCGTACTGATTTAATGCAGGTACGAGGAAGCGGGTGAAGGTGAAGTCTGTGCTGAAGGGTCTACCGTCGAAGGCGTCATAGCGTTGATGCGGTTCGTGCGGGTAGACAACAGAAGCCCTGCGATACATACCATTGCGGCGTAGTGCAGGCTCCATCAAGGGAATGATGTCGTACTCTTTATTGTATTTTTTAATTGAATGTGCCAGAACCTCTACGGCTCGATGGTCACGTCCGTCATATCCAATGTAAATTACTGGGCGTTTGTTCATTGTGTCTCCATATAAGTAATGGTGGTGAGCTAAGAGGGATTGAGAGAGAAAGGAGGTTTAGCCCACCACCACGTACATTATAATAAATTACACAACAAATGTCAAGGATTATTTATGCTGCTTTCTTTTCGTTCATAATGTCGTAAAGGCTCTGAGCTTTTCTATACGTGTACCACTCGCCTTTACCTTTAATCCTATACGTCCTGTTACGCAAAGAAACAATGTACTTGTCTTTAATAATAACAGTGCCTCCGTTGTGACAGTATATGTCAAACTCAAAAAAGTTTTCAATAAGCTCTATCATTTTTCTACATCTTTGGACTTCTCTTGTGTATGGGTTATTTACGCCATGTGGGTCGGCTATCTCTAAGCCTCGTTCATTTTTTATTGCTTCAGTTAAAAGGTTAATTAATTTAAAATAATGTTCTGCTCTCCACTCTGGTTTCTTAGACATTTAAATCTCCTTATTTATGCCACATTCCCTTGAGTCTTTTCTTGGCTGCAAGGTTAGCTTGCTTCTTGTCTTCGTGAGACATGACTGACCAGTTCTCAATGTCACGTCCTGTTCTGCCGCAGTGTATGCAGGTGTCGTGTGTGTTAGACAACTCACAGCTGTCCACCTTGGCTTCTGCGCTGGCCTTACAGGGGCTACTCATAATATGTAATGCTCCAACTGTGTGTAACCACCTATGTGCTTACCGTTAACTTTAATCTGCGGTACTGTTTTCTCAGTAGGGAATAGCTCTTTAAATTCTTTAGCCGTAACTTCCGTACCGATGCCGTAGTAACTGTAGGGAATCTTTCGAACCCTGCAGAATACTACGGCGTCTCTACAATACTTGCAGCCTTTCTGCCCGTATATCTCTATCCTCATGTCAGGTCAACAACCTCGCAAGCATCTCCTGAGCAGGCCAGTGTCTGGCTACCAGCTGTGTTGTCTTCCATTTCGTACTCAGAAAGCTTAGCCCAATCAATCTTCTTGGGCATCTTAGCTGCAGCTTCCTTGTAGGTAGCCTTGTCACAGTCCTGATAGGGAGCTTGTGCATAGGTGTGGTCACTGTGTGGCAGGAATGATACACCAGAGCAGATGTCAAAGTTATCAAACACCCAAGCACCTACATTCATCCACTCCTCGTCCCGCACCGTAATGGTAACGGATGGCTTATGCTCACACCACTCCAATGCGTAGGTCTTCCATAGCTCCAGCTGCTCGATGGCAGTCATGTCGTTACGTGTTACCGCATTATCAGGTGACTTGGTTGGGAAGCTAAACACCGTGGTGCTGTCAGGCTTCATAACACAAGGCTCAGCTGGGATGCCTGCATCTGTAAGGAACTGTGTTAGCGGGTCTTTGTTATCACCCCGTACAGTGCGGATATAATATTCGCTATGACGTGCATGAATGCCAGAAGCGCTATCAACAAGCTGCGACACAGTACCCGAAGGCTTAACACAAGTGATGGCCGCAGATGCACTAATTCCAAACTGCTCAGCATAATCCCTGTTTGTTTGTACAGCAGTGTCACGAAGCTTGTTAAGTAGTTTCTTAGATGGGTTGCTAGTAATTTCATTGTCCATAATACCTGTCAAGCTCACACCCAACAGCCTTTCTTCTTCTGTGTTCTTACGCCAGATAGGACGAAGGTACGGCATATCTGTAAACGTAGATTGAATTGTTCCAAGGATAGAGGCAAGACGTACTTTGTTTGCCAGTGTTTTCTCTGTGTCGGTGGGACGTACCACAACCTCAGTTAGGTTGCAGAACTGGTAAGGCCGCAGGATAATTTCACTGCACGGGTTAGTACCCCATTCCTTGCCTGTCTCACGGCGACCGTTGCGTTTAACGTGGTCGTCTGCAGCGATGCGGCTAAAGATACCACGCTCACCAGACTTGGACTCGACCAAGGACAACCACTCACGCATGAAGGTTTCCATATCGGGCTTGTCGGTGTAAGCTACAGAGTTGTTAGCCAAGGCACGTTGTCCTTCGTTCTCCCACCACTGACCAGACTTAGCATGACGCATACGGTCATCGGATAGGTTAGACAAACTAATCATAGCGGAGCGGCGTACACCACCTACTACAACTACCTCACCAATCTTACACATGATGTCGTGGCACTCAACGCTGTTAAGCTTACGCCCTGCTGCGCCTTTAAACTTGGCTACAACAAAGTTGAACAGGTCGTTAAGCGGGTCAGGTCCAGAGGCACGGCCACCAAATGTCTTGAGGCGTTCACCTGCTGCACGAATCTTGGACAAGTCCCACTTGGGTACGTCCCCTGTGTACAGGCCGCTGACTACTTTGCGTAGTGCCTTAGCCCAGCCTTCCTTGCTGTCCTGCACCACGATAAGGTCGTCTGTGTCTTTGATGTCAGACGGTACTTCGGGCAGCTTACTGATGGACTGGCGTTCAACAGAGAAGCCTACACCTGTACCACAGAGCAAGATAAACATTGCTTCGTCAAAGGCACGGGGATGGTCAACAGGCAGGTAACTGCAGTTGTATACACATGTGTTGTCACGCTCAGCAGCGGGACCTGCAGTCATCAAGGCTCGCATAGAAGGCATGACCTCTAGGTTAAGGATAGCATCCTCAAGCTCGTTAAGCGTCTTGCCATCTAGGTCTGATGGACGTACGATGTTGTCAATGAAACGGCCTACGGTTTCACCCCAGGTTTCCCTGCGTCCCTCGTCATCTAACCAACGGGCATACCGTGATGTTGCAATGAAGGTCTGATAGTCCGTTGGTAGGTAATTAGTCAATGTATTTTGGTTCGTCATTTGTGCGAAGTTCCTCTCCTGTCAGCTCTTTCCAGCTGTATTTAAAATCATATCGTGCAGCCTCTTGGCTTATTAAGTCTGCAATGTATCTCGTCTCTGCTTGTGATGTCTTGTCCAGCCTCTGATTAACGACACGAGAGAAGGCGTATAGTGAGCCAGACCAGTACCATTCTGTGTACATGTTCTGTGGCAGCACCATACGTGCCATCTCTGGGGCGATACCTACATCAAGCATACGTTCATACTCTGCAATGGCAGAACGTGTGTATGAGCCAATGTGGTATTGTATAGTCTCGTCTGAGCTACCCTGCTTTACATTGTCTGCCTTAGTCCGCCACGCCTTTGGTGTGAAGAACTTAGGTGTAGCGTCCACATAGCGGCGGCTGACTTCATTCCAAGCCAAGCCCACTTGGTGTTTCACTAGCTGCCGTGCGACAAAGAGGGGAGCTTCAATACGAAACTGTAAGAAGCAGTGTGAGAACGGCGACCAGTGCTTGTGTTTAGCTAGGTACTTGATAAGACGTTGGTCTTCTGGGGACAAGTCCTCGTGGTTTCCGTTCTGTACTCGTTGTGATTCCTTGTTAAAAGAAACACGGGCAGCGTTGACAACTGTCAGGTCGCTACCCATATGGTCAATTAGTTTTACTTGCATAGTCGAAGACTCCAATTATACTACATAGTTTCCAGTGAAGCAATGAGCTTATTCAAATACCATTGCGCTTTTTTCAAATCTTCCACAGGCTTACCCTTATAGTTGTAACGCCACATGTATTTCATTGCGTTACCCTTGCAGTAACCTTGGAACTCCTCGTCAGACATGCTTGCCTCAATGGCGTCAATTGCTTCAACGCCCTTGCTGTTGTAGTGTGACGGGCTGTTTACTGGGTCGTCTGGTACCTGTGTGTAACCAAACTTAGTGTCCAAGGATTGCGTTAATTCTTTTCCTGACATATTCTATCTCTCCTGTTTGCAAAACTTTGTATGCAAAGTCTCTCATGTAATCGGCATCTACTCCTGCATTGATACACACTTCCTCAAAGTCCTGTGCTGTTGTACCTACTGAGGCGAAGAACCAAGCCGATGCTCTGTCCCTGTCTATTCTTGCAGTGGCTGGCTCACCTTCGTAAGCTGGCTTAGCTGCATCGAGTAACGCTTGAAGAATAACACACAAGAACAATGTACGTTCTGGTGAGGATTCGTCTGGGCGAAACTCGTCCAAGTGAATTGTTATCTTACTACCTTGCATCCTGTTTGTCAAGCCACGATTGCGGAATGCCCTCTTTTAATTTGCAGTACATGTAACCGTGCTTGTCACACCAATCTGCATAGGTCATCTTGCCGCCCTTGTATAACTTGCGGGTAGGATTATCAAAGACAAATCGGATGTCGAGGTCAGGGTGCTGCGACTTAACGAACAGGTGTTTCTTTCTGTCCTCAATCATAAAGCGTCCCTTAACCTCAAGGATAACTCCATTGGGCAAGAAGAAGTCTGGGATGTAGTTCTTATCCTCACGCCATTCATAGGCCAGCTTCTCTTGCTCATACACAAACTTAATCTTCTGCTTGTGTAGCTGCTGTGCAGCCTCGTACTCAGAGTTTGATTTGTATTCGTGGTCGTACTTTTTTCTTTTGAATCTCATTACACCTGTACTTCCTCAACGTCTGGGGTCTTTGCCACAGTTGCAAGGTAACGTACTCCGTTAGAATATTTAAATGCTCTCAGACCCTGGCCACCATTGGCGTCAGCCCAGCATTTCTTTTTAAATGAGCAGAAGACACAGCCAACTGCAAGCTTACGATTGCCTGACTTGCCATCTGCTATGGTGTCGTAACAACGAGCAGGTGCTGCGTCCTTGGTCACCATGTCCTTCAGATAGTTTACTCGTGAAG